AGAAGAAGGTTAAGGAATGGGTTTTGAAGTTCCTTAAGGAAAAGTATAATATTGAAGAAGAAGATTTAGTTTCTTCTGAACTTGAAATTGTCCCAGCTGGAAGAGCTAGATATTCTGGTTTTGATAAGTCTTTGGTTGCTGGTTACGGTCAAGACGATAGAGTTTGCGCATATACGTCATTAATGGCCATTCTGGACCTCGCAGAGACTCCAGATGTTACAGCAGGTGTTGTATTAGTAGATAAGGAAGAAATTGGTTCTTGCTGCGCTACAGGAGCAAAATCAAGATGGTTTGAAGATGTATTGCGTTGTATGACAAGACCTAAGGATGAAGTTGAATTTGCAACAATTCTTGCACGTTCTGGTATGCTTTCTTCTGACGTTACTGCAGCTTATGACCCACTTTATGCAGATGCTTATGATAAGAAGTCTTCTGCTAAGTTAAATGGTGGTATCATGTTCTCCAAGTATAACGGAGGTCGTGGTAAGTCTGGTGGTGCTGACGCAAATCCTGAATTTATCGCTTATGTTAGAAGGATTATGAAGGATGCAGGTATCAAGTATCAGTTTGATAGTCTTGGCAAGGTTGATGTTGGCGGTGGCGGAACAATCGCAAGCATGGTTTGTGAACTGAATATTAATGTTCTTGATGCTGGTGTTCCTATTCTGAATATGCATTCGCCTTTGGAACTAGCACATGTAAATGACATTTATAACGCTTACTTAGGTTATATGGCATTTGCTAAAACATATTAATAAAAAAGACGGCAATTAATTTGCCGCCTTTCTTATATTAATTGAGATTAATTATATTCTTTCAGCTCTGATTACCTGAGCGACGTTTGTAGCGTATGCGCTATCGATGTCTTCTGGGTTTTCAACCTTGTTCTTAGCATCAGCTTCAGTTGCTGCAGGAACAATAACAGCTTTGATTCTATTTGTCGGACGACCGTTTTCATCAGCGACCTTATAGTAAACTCTCCAGCGTGGTATTCTGTTAACACGACGGGTAACTGTTGTCTGTGGTCTTCTACGTGCCGGCTGAACAACTGGTTCATTATATTCATAAGTTTCGTCATCGATTTCATTACGGTTTCCAGTATTATCGAATTCATAAACAGAATCTTCTGGATGTTCAGAGTTAACGAACGGGAATGCGTCTTCAAGTTCACGCTGAGCAAATCTGCTGATTTCTGCCTTAATTTCTGCAGGCATGCTAATAACAACGTGATATTCTTGCTTTGCCTGACCGTCTTCTTCAACATCGACAACTGCTGCATCAACTTTACACATTGCAAACTTACCTTCATCATCTTCGAATGCAATACGTAACTTATCCTTGATTGCAGAAATAATTTCATCAACGTCATTCTTAGATTCTTCATCATCAGTAACATCGATATTAATCTTAATTACACTCTGCGGATAAGAATAATGGTCAGTAAAGTTTCTGTTAACAGTTCTCATGCGGTGACGAGTAACTGGGCGAGTCGTAATTGTTTCCGGTGTTTCTTCAAATTCTTCATCAGAAATCAAGTCTTCTGGTTCCGGATTTTCACGACGCTGACGTTCACGTTCAGCACGTTCTGCTTCTTCACGAGCACGACGTTCTGCTTCTTCACGACGTAATTCTTCTGCACGTTCTTCTTCTGCTCGCTGTGCAGCTTCTTCTGGAGTAGTATCATCAGCTTCACCAGCTACTGCAGTACCGAAAAGATGCGGAATATCATCTGGATCAAGATCTGGGTTATTTTCTCTAATAAACTGATACCAGTTCTGGTCAGTCATAAGGTTTAATCTATTTTGAATAGATGTTATAGTACGACCACTTGCATGATGTTCTTGTGCAAGTTGTAAAACACGCTCTAATGAACGGTAGTAGTATGAACGGGTATTCGGTAACATGTAACCACCTTTAATACGATGGCCGTTAATTACCTTCGGCTTAACTTTATATGAATCAAAGCCCTGAATTATTCTTTTAACGAATGTCTTATCTTCATTGGTTAATCCAATATTATCATACCAATCTTCCAAAAGTAACTGTGCATCTTCGTTAAGTGTATAACCATGTTGCTTTAAATACTTAACTGCCTCGTCAAAATTCAATTCTTCTTCTGGCGAAAGGTCATTTTCAATAAAATTGGTTGCATCAAAATTATCTTCATCGAAATTTTCTAAATCTGCTTCATCATAAGAAACATTATCATCTAAATCTAATGCGTCAAGATTATCTTCTTCAGAAACTTCACCATAATCTTCTGTATTATCTGGTGTAGAATTCAATGTATTATATAATTCTTCAACCGCTTCAGTAGGGTCAAGATCTCTCTCAAAATAGCTTTTTACCAATTCTTCTGCATCTGGATCGATTGCAAGCATTTCATCAAATGATGCTTCATCTGGATCATCGCTGGAATAGTTATCTGCCCACAAGTCGCTTAATTTAGCCTTATATTCTTCCAAAGTGCCAAATGTTTCGCTTTCCTTGATAAAATATACATTTCTTGATTTTAATAGCTGTTTTGCTTCATTAAAAGTCATATTTCCTCTCAATTAATTTTCTTTATATTATTTATAATAAAAAACCAGCCATTACTGACTGGTTTTTTCAAATCTGTATTTTATATTAGATTAAATCTCTAATATTACCGCCATTTCTCAAGAAATCAGCAACGCTTGTAATTCCATGTCTTCTTGAAATTTCAGTCGTGCGTCTTGGTCCTGAAGATCTTCTTGCTGGCATTGCGGCAGACGTGCGTGCTGCGGTTGTAATACCGTTTCTTCTGTCTCTTGCTGCAGCATTTGCTGGTTCATACTTATCGTAATTATCTGTTAACCATTCAACAAGTTCATTAACACCAGCATCATTCGTTCTGCTTGTTCTATAGAATTCATTAGCATTTAACAAGATAAATTTCTTAGAACCATCCTTTAATGTCTTAATGAAACCTCTAGCTTGGCTATTATCATTTACACTGATAGTTCCATCAGTATTAATCTTCAATTCGAACTGATATGCACCGCCACCGCCTTTACGAATAAGTCTAATCTTATTTGCAGAACGAGTGCCAGAAGGTGATGCAATATAAATATCGCCCATAATATCACGAATTTCTGTGCAAATCTTATTTGTAATTCTCTGGTTATATGCTTCATCTGCAGCTTCTGTCATAATGAAACTACGGAATGTAACAGAACCCTTGGCTTTATTTCTGTTGTCGTAATCTTCAACATCATCGCCCAAATATAATGATTCGTTTAAAAAGTCTATCATAAAATCCTCAAATTTTTTATCATTTTATATTATTTATAGTTTACAGATTAAATTATTTTTACTATATTTGAATTAAAATAAGGTATTTTTATGAATAATATTATAAGTAGTTATATAAATGGCAATCATCGCACCACTATTTATACTGATGGTACGAAAGTCAAAGAAACTGGTTACTATATTAGCGAAACAGCAAACGATGGCAAAAGAATTAGCCGTTGGGTTGAAACTGATTCTGAAAATTTCATTTATGAAATGCCAGAGAATATAACTATAAAAATTACAGATTTCTGTAATGCAGGTTGTCAGTTCTGTTCAGAAGGAAGTAACAGTGCAACAAAACATGCAGATTTGTCAAAACTGTTGCCTATGATTAATTCTTTCTATCCTGGTCTTGAAGTTAATATTACTGGTGGAAATCCTTTAGCACATCCACAGCTTATAACTATTCTGGAAATTCTTAAGGCAAGAGGAATTATTACTAACCTTAATATTAATCAAGTTCATATTAAGGAAAATAAAGACCTTATTAAGAAATTAATCGATGAACAGCTCATTTATGGTCTTGGAATTACATTGCATGACGCACATTGCAAGGAAGATTTTAAATTCATTGATAAACTTGGAGATAGAGTCGTTATACATGTAATTGCTGGAATTCTTAATAAGCATGACCTGCCTGCTTTACAAGGAAGAAGAGTTTTGATTCAAGGTTTTAAAAATACCGGTCGTGGTGCAGAACTTTTCGAAAAGTATAAGAAACCGATTGAAAAGAATATTTCATGGTTACAAAAGAAAATTCCAGCATTGCATAGTATGTGCAAGATTATAAATTTTGATATTCTTGGTCTTAAACAAGTTAATCCTGCAAGAGTATTACATTTGTTTGACGTTCCATCAACATCAATTTATAATATTGAAGGAATTAAGAAACGTGATACTGTTGGCAATATCATCGTTCCTGACATTTACATAGATTTGCCAAAAATGGAAGTAAGCATTTCTGTAGATATGCCTAGAGAAAACTTCCATAAAATAACTGGACAAGAAACAATTTCTGAACTTTTAAACATTTCTACACTATGATTAATGAAATTTATTTAGATATGGACGGTGTATTAACGAACTGGGATTATCAGGTCGATTTTTACAACGCCCGAAAACAGACGGGTAAAGCGAATTGGGATAAGATTCATAAAATCGGTGCCAAGTTCTGGATTGATATGCCATGGCTGGTAGAAGGACATGATCTTTATCTCGGTGTGCTTGAATTACAGAAAAAGTATAATTTTAAGCTTGGTATTCTTTCTGCAATTTATTTTAATTCTGGTAAAAGAGGAAAAAGATATTGGCTAGAATGTAACTGTCCTGAAATAAATCAGGAAAATGTTATTATTTGTGACCGTTCTTTCCATAAAGTCGAACATGCAAAACCAAATCGTTTATTAATCGACGATAAACCAGAAAATTGCGATGATTTCGTAAAAGCTGGAAGCAATGCTATTCTTTATACGACATATAAAGAAGTATTACATAAGCTTGAGGAAATTTTGCAAAATAACGAAAAATAAAATTATATATAAGACAGAGGAAACAAATGTTTATCAATAATACTTACAACTATTCATCATCATACAAATCGTCACCGCGGTTTGTGGTTGTTAGTATATTGTAAATAATTTTTTACCACATTTAACAATTAAGGACCGCTTACAAAAGCGGTCTATTTTTTTATATTTGAAGGAGATTAACCATGTTTACAGATGAAGAATTAGTTACCATTACATGGGAAGAAATTTTTAAATTTTTAGCATTCGCTTTTTAATGGAGAATAATAAATGAGAACAATAACTCAAACACATACTGGCATGATCGTTTCTGATACTGACCTTAATTTGGAGTATCTTTATGTAGGCGATTATGGTAAAGAAAATAACATTAAGGCAGATTTCTTAGGTTATACCAAAAGAATCGAAAAGGTCGTTCATAAGCCTGTCGACGTAGCAGATAAGTTGGTCGTTACTGTATCAACTCAAAAGGGTTGTCTTGAATCCTGTAAATTCTGTGACTGTCCTAAGTTCAAATTTAGAGGAAATGTTCCTTATTTTGAATTGATGTCTGAAATCATTAACGGTATTGCGTTCTCTAAGATTACCAAAGGTGAAAGACTTAATGTTCACTTTGCAAGAATGGGTGAACCGACTTGGAATCTAAACGTAATTAAGGTTGCTCACGATATTGGTATGATTTCCAATAACTGGTTCAAGGAATATCATCCGGTTGTTTCTACTATGCTTCCGAATAACAACAAGAAGCTTGAAGCATTCCTACAAGACTGGTGTGCTCTTGGTTATGAAGCAAAGTGGAACGGTGGTATTGGTCTTCAATTCTCTATCAATACGCTTGATGAAGCTGATAGAAACGATATGTTTAATAACCAGTCGTTGAGTTTGCAGGAAATTTCGGATTTAGCAAAGCGTCTTCCTCCTCCAGCAGGCAGAAAGTATACATTGAACTTTGCTGTAACTAGTAAGTGCAATCTTGACCCAGCACTCATGGATAAGTATTTTGATAAGGAACGTTTTATTGTCAAGATTACTCCTATCCATGCAACTGAAGCTGCAGCAGCAAATAACTTTAGTTCTGAATTTGATTTCGATGTTTACGATAAGTTTGAAAAGCCGCTCGTTGATGCAGGTTGGCAGGTTATTGTTTTCATCCCGTCGCATGAAGAAGATGCAGACCGTATTACTTGTGGTAATTCTTTGATTGCACTTGAGGCAGAAAAGTAATGAATATCTTAATGGTAAATGGTAGTCCACACCGTGACGGTTGTACTGCTAGGGCATTACACGAAGTCGAAGAAGAATTTAAAATTCTCGGAGACAATGTAATCGATAATATGTGGTTAGGAACACAAATGAACGGTTGCATTTGTTGTAATGCCTGTAAAAACCAGAAACTTGGTCATTGTGTTTTTGATAATGATTTAGTTAATCGATTTATTGAAAAAGCACAGAAAGCCGATGGTTTTATTTTTGCATCTCCAGTTTACTATGCTGGTATTACTGGTCAGCTTGCAAATTTTATGTCTCGTGTATTTTATTCTGCAGCAGCTGTTATGCGTAATAAGTATGCAGCAGGAATAACCGTTTCGAGACGAGCAGGAAATGAACTAGCATTTGCACATTTAAATTCTTACTTTCTCATGCATTCCATGACTGTCGTAGGAAGTCAGTATTGGAATGAAGTGCATGGAGATTTTCCAGAAGAACTTGAACATGATAAAGAAGGTTTACAATGTATGCGTAGATTAGCATATAATATGCATGTTGCAGTTCACGGTCAGGATAAACCTTTTGAAGAAAAACGTATTCACACAAATTTTATTTCGAGAGAATTCTTGAAACTTTATAAAGAAACAGAAAATAAATAGATTTTATTAAAAGAGGATAAAACAATGGCAAAACTCGGTATTTTAGTTGATGCACAAGTAGATTTTATCACTGGCGCACTTGAAAACAAATTCGCACAAGCAAAGGTTCCTAATATTGTTAACAAGATTAAGCACTGGGATGGTGCTATCATTGCTACGCACGATACTCATTTTAATAAGTTTCAGGTTACTACTGGTTGGCCTCCACTTGAAGGTAAGCCGTATGAAGAAACTTTGGAAGGTCAAAAGCTTCCAGTTCCACACTGTATCAAGCTTACTCCAGGTTGGGAAATTGAAGCAACTATTCTTGCAGAACTTGAAAAGAAGAACCAAGATGGTAAGCATAATTTCTTCTCTGTAGATAAGTATACATTCGGTAAGCTTGATCTTCCGGATTATATTAGAAAACTTGGAATTGAATTCGATGAAATCGAAATTTGGGGTTTTGTAAGTACAATCTGTGTTCTTGCAAATGCGGTTATTTTAAGAGCTGCTTTCCCGAACATGAAGATTACTGTCGATGCAAGCTGCATTGCTGACCTTGATGAAGCTGGTCAGAAGGCTGCAATTCTTTGCCTCCAACGTCAACAGATTGATGTTATCAATGCCTAATATTCCTGACAAATATAATACAGATGGTCTAAATGATCTTACAAACATTTGGACCGATTTGCTAACAGTTGCAGATGGTGCGACTGAACAGCAGATTTATACCCTAGCAGAAGATGTAGTTAAAAAACTACACAAACCTGTTACTAGGGAAAATGTAGATATTGTCATTAGAACATTAGCAACACAAATCAAAATTAATATTAAAGAATAACCATTTACAAAAATGGTTATTTTTACTATATTTGTATAAAAATAATAATGGAGACTAAAATGAAATTTCTTTTAAAACTTTTCCCACCTAGTAACAAATATGTTTCAGATATTGGCAGGCTTCTTGCATCTGGTCAGTATGAAGTAAGTGCACAATATATCCATAAGGCTGATCAGAAGGCTTTAGCACGTACATTTGATTATCATATCGTCAAGGCAGAAAAAGTCGCTGACTCAGGTATGCAACATCGTTATAAGATGTTCAATGACTTATATGAAATGGTTTTCAAGAAGAAGTCAAAGTATTTTGACCAGAAACTTTATGATGTATGCATGGAAAATGCGGATAAGGAAGATAAGCCGCTGAATTTCTATGTTGATAAACTCAAAGGATATTTTGAATAATTTTTAAAGGAAATACAAAAATGGCAAAGCATTTACCACAAATTATCACGCATTTGACCGACAACGATTTTTATAAGTATACAATGGGTCAAATGTTTGTTCACCAGTTCCATGACATGTATGTTGAATGGACTTACAAGAACAGAGACCCAGGTCGTAAGTTTACGAAGGAAATGATTGACGAAATCAATTATCAGATTGATCTCTATTCTAAGCTTCGTTATACACCATGGGAACTTGAACATTTCCAGTTGATTGATTTCATGAAGAACGACTATGTTCGGTTCCTCAAGAGATATACGATTGACAGAGATGAAATTATCTGTACATATGATGAAAAACTTCAGCAACCGGATATTAAGTTCCGTGGTTACAATGTTGACGTTTCTTATCATGAAGTTCCGGTTATGTCTATTGTTTCTGAAGTTTGGTTCAGAATGACATATACTGAAGAACAGCAAAAGCAGATTATCGAAGATGCAAAGCAACGCTTTATCGCAAAGGTTGACAAGCTTCTTAAAGGCGAAATCAAGATTGGTGCTTTCTCTGAATTCGGTACAAGACGTAGATTCTGTAAGGAATTCCAGGAATGGGCACTTCGTTACATTAGTCAGTTCAAGTTCAATGGCACAAACTTTGTTGGTACTTCCAACGTTTACTTCAGTTTCTTGCTTGGCACAAAGCCGGTTGGAACTATGGCACACGAAGCTATCGAACTTGTTGGACAGGGCTTGCCTCAGCACAATCCAGCATATTCTAACCTTTACATGATGAAGCACTGGATTAAGGAATACGGAACTAAAAACGGTATTTACCTTACTGACTGTATTACTACAGACTGCTTCTTGAAGGACTTTACTGAAACTTATGCAAATCTTTTCAGCGGTGTTAGACATGACTCCGCAGATCCGATTGTTTGGGGTGAAAAGATGCTTGCACATTATATGAAGATTGGCGTTCCATATGCAAACAAGACACTTTTGTTTAGTGATAGCTTGAACTTCGATAAAGCACAAGTAATTCATGACAGATTTGCTCTTCGCTGCAAGGTTGCATTCGGTATCGGTACTTGGTTGCTTAATGATACTGGCTGGTTTGATCCAATGAACCAGGTCATCAAGTTGACAGAAGTTAACGGCATTCCAGTTTGTAAGGTCTCTGACGATGATGGTAAGTTCATGGGTAAGAATGAAGAATATCATCAGAATCTGAAGGGCGCTATCAAGTGGCGTGTCGAACACTAATAATAATATTTTACAAATAATTTATAAAAAGAACCATTTACAAAAGTGGTTCTTTTTTCTATATTATATTAAGTAAAACAATAAAAAGGATAATAAAATGCTTAAATTAATTCTAATCTATTTTGCTTCATACGTTGGTTGCCGTATCATAATTCGTTTTTTAAAAGAACGAAAAATGATTGACGCTTCTGAAGATCATCCAATTGCTTGCCTTTTATTGGCACCAATGATGTTCATCGGTTTAATTATTAATACTCTATCTGCTTTCATCGCTCAATGGACTTCTAAAAAGAAAAGGGAAGATGAATTTGTAAATAAGTATAATAAGAAATTGCCGGAAGTATGGTATAAGCTCAATCGGTTCCTTGGAACTGGCAAACCTTCTATTCTCGATAATGCTGATACATTTGATAAGCAATATGATAAGTATATCGAGGAACAGGATTTGTTTAGTGACTTTAAACCGTATTATGGTAATGTAACAGTAGTTAAGTCTGAGGCTACTCAGCAAAAAACACCTAAGGATCTTTGGACCAGTTATCATGAAGCTACTGGACTTATTAGAGAATTAGCTGTTCAGACGCAACGTCCTATTGTTACTGCTACACAGCAACCTAAAGTTCAGCCTGTTTCGGTTAGAACTACTAGAAAGTCTGATCCTATTAATGATGCTTTTACATTTATTATTCGTGAAAAATGTAGAGGTTATTAATGCGAGATCCTAATCGGCTTGATGACTTTTATGATAAACTTAAAACTGTCCATAAAACCAATTTTCCAAGTTGGAGATTTGGACAGTTTATGTTTAACTTCTTCGATTGGTATGGACAAGATCCATTTTTTATGGAAGAAGATAAATTTTTAGAATTAATGGATAAATTTATTAAAGGAGAAAATCCATAATGCTTAAATTACTTAAAGATACAAATAAATCAATTATGAAAGGTCATTTTAATGACTTAGGATGTGTATTAGCAACATTTTCTTGTGTAATTTTAGCTTTTTGTATTTTTCCAGTTTTGATTATTGCAACTAATTCTGAATTACATTTTTCAACTGCTGGAAAGATTGCAGCAATATTTACTATTCTTGCTGTTATTTTTGGTTTATTTGCACTTTTTTCTGATTCACGTTATAAAGTTAACGATGATGAAAGATTTGTAGTTATTTGTTATTATTGGGCATTTTTCTTCTTTAGTGGTTCTATTTTCCTTTGCTTCCCGTTTATTATTGTATATTATTTGTGTAAAAATTTCTTCTTGCTTATTAGTTTTTGTTTTGAACATTTCTTCATGTTATTTGCACCTAATAAAAAGAAAAAACCAAAAAAGATTGTTAAGCAAGAACAACCAAAAAATCAAAGAGAAGTTGCATTACTTTATGACAATTTTCTTAAAAAATAAAGGAGTATAATAATGCTTGAAACAATTAAAGAAGCACATCGTTGTATTTTAAACGATGAAACTTTTACAGAGGCATTAATGCTTATAATGCTAGTTTCTGTTTTTGCGATAATAATTATTGGCGGTATATCAGGTGTTGCATCTTTTACTACAGATCCTAAAGAACTTGGTGATTTGATAAAAATTGGAGAACCTGGCGCTTTAATTTGGAAAATTATATTTAGTGTTGAAATGGTAGGTGCATTGTTTGCAATTATTTCACTCTTTACATATAATTCATATCCAGTAGGTAATGAAAATAGATATTTGTCAATCTATTATATCTGGATATTTATTATTGCTAGTGGTTCTTTTTTTGTTGTTTTAGCATTATGGATAGTTGCAATTATTTTTATGACTATTGTTAATATTATTGTTTTTTGTTGTAATCATTTTTTCGCTTTATTTATTCCAAAGAAAAAACCAACAAATACTGATATTACAAGAACAGAAAAAGAAATGCTATATAAATTTAATAATTTCTTGAACCATTAACCTGGAGCACAATAATGTGGAAAAAAGTTATCTCTGAAGTAATATTAGCTACCATGATTATTTTAATAGTTATGGGAATTCCAACTAAAAGCACAAAAATAACAGAAAAAGTAAAAGCAAAAGATACAGAATGTAATTGCGGTAAGCCAGACACATTCGCAGATATGAATAATCGATATGGAATAAATGCAAGAGAAGCAGATATTGTATATGATGAATATTATGACAATAAAACTATTTTAGTAACAGAAGTAAAACATGTTGTATCATATTGGTCAGATAGAATATTAGTTTTAGCTGCTTATTTCTTATTAATTGGATTAATTAGTGCACTAGTATCTAGTATTTCTACAGATTATTGGTATTTTATTTTACCTATGACCGAAACTATACTATTCTTTGTATATTTTCCTAAAAACCATAAACAAAAAAAGATTAATTTAATGACTACTACTAATGAAACTGTAGTTACTAATTTGTCTAATGTGCTTAATAAACTTAACAGACATCTTAATAGGAGATAAACTATGCGAACTGAATCACATCGTGATAATTATGACCAGCATTATGTTTCTACAATCATTATTGCATTATTAGTTATATTTGCATTTGTTATGACTAAATTTATATTATATGCTATGTATAATGAAGAATATAGAAAACAGGTAGCTGAAGATAGACGTATGGCTTATGTTGAAAGTATACAAGAATATAAGCATGACAAATATGTAAAAGAACGAAGAGAACTAAATAAACTTCCAAATGGTGGTAAAGCAATTCCAGGAAAACCGTTACCATTTAGCGTAGTTCCATCTGTTTTTAAATAAGGAGATATTATGAAAAAATTTTTAGATGAATTCTTTAGCAATAAAGAAGAATGGTATATAGGTCTTATTTGTTTTGAAATAATTTTACAACTTATTGGATTTGCTTATATATTTGCAGTTGGTGTCGGTGATTTAGGGTCAAATAAACATTGGGAAAGTACAATTTATATGCACAATTTTTTCCAAGCACACTGGTGGACAATCCCAACAATAATTATTCTTTTTATTACTGGCGATATTGCTATGATATTTGCAGAAAGTAAATATCGAGAAAACTATTATAATAATAATGATAAAACATATTTTGAATGTATTTTTTATCTAGGATGTAATATAGTTTTTGCTGGTAGTTTTGTACTTACACCGATTGCTATTATAGTACTTATTATGACTAATGCATCTAAGTTTTTTGCATTCTTATGCGAATGTTTCATTGGATTTCGTAATAAACTATCAGTTAAAAATATGATGGCTAGTTATAAAAAGAAAGAACCAGAAAAGTATAAACAAACAATTATCGATGAATACAATAAACTCGTAGGAATAAGATAATGAAAAAATTTCATAAAAATCTTTTAGAAGGTTATGTATTTGATACATTCGATACTGCTTTTGTCAGTATCGCTTCTGGCATAATTTGTGCTATAGTTGTTATGCTGTCACTTATTTGTTTAGTAAATACTCAGGACATTTCAGCACAAAATCCTGGCGTATTTTATTTTAGAACAATAGGAATGACTTGGATTTATGGTGTAACATTCGCTAGTAGCCTTATTGCAATAATTAATATGTTTATTCTCATAGATAGATATGACGCATGGGTATATTTATATAGAGACAAACAACGTATTGAAAAAGTTCAAACAGATTGCAGGGCAGATTATGAATGGGAAGCTATTAAAGACGGAACTGCCGCCGAAATTAAAATGAAAGCAACATATTGGATGTTTGTAATTCTTTCGTTTGCAATTATACCGATTTCAGTTCTTATGTTGGTAATATACATGTTTATAGGTATCTATAAACTAATTGCTAATGGTATTGATTCTATAGCACGTAAGACAATTTATAAACCGAAATCGCCAGAACGTGGCATGATACAGAAGTTTAACGATTTATTAGATGATTAAGAAATATTATGGGATATGCACCTTGTCCAGCTTCACCACCGCCAGAACCGAAAAAACCAAAATATGAAGGCTATCCAAAAGTAGATCATGTTTACGGTGAAACATATTATACTTATAATGGATTAGTTCATACTGGAAAAGATTATTTCAAAGTTGAACGCCATCGTAAAGATGATAGCGTTTTTAAAGAACTTTTACCTATACTTATTAATGAGTATAATGAACTTTTGAAACCGTATGAACATCCAATTATAGATTATGTTGATTTTTTCGGTGTTAAAGTACCTATAACGTCGATTAATGAAAAAGGCTATATTGAAGCATCAAAATTTAGCCTTGCTTGGGATGTTAAAAATCATCCTCGTTATAAAAAAGGTGAATCTGTAAATTCTATTCATGATGATATTCGTAAAGCTAAACGATTTGAAATCGATTGGTTAAATAAACATTTGGTCTATAAAATAGATAGGAATATATCTATTAATGTAGATAGTGTTTTATATTAATTAAAGGATTATTTATGGGTCCAGCAACAGCACTTCCACCGATACCTATGCATTCTACTACTAAGGACAAAGTTAATAGACTATATTATTTAGCTAAAGATGATCCTAAAGCTATTAATGATTCATATTTTAACAATGTGTTGCATGAAGTAATAAATGAATTTAATGATTATCTAAAAGAATTAGAGTTTCCTGTCAAAGGAGCTGTGCTTATACGTGGTGCACGAGCACAATATACGTCTGATGAAGAATTAGATATGATTAACAAGTTTAAAACTAGGTTAAACGAACGAATTAAACCTATATTAGAACATTATTATAATGCACCGCACGGACTTTGCATTCCAGAAGTTTTTAACGCGTTGCATGATATTAAAATGGAAGAAATTAATAATCTCAATAAACACCTAAAATATAAAGTAGATCCTGACCAAGTATGCGTCTAAAAATATTTTATAAAAGGGGGTTTACAACTTCATTGAATAATACTATATTTAATCATGTAAAACAAATCAGTTAATAACAAGGAAAACTAATGAATAAAACAATAAAGTATGTAGCTTCAAGTGTCGCGGTTATTGCGATTGCAGCAGTTACTTATTTAACTGGTTCATATTTATCTGGTCCAAAGGATATGGTAAATAACGCCAAGTCGATTGAGAGCATTAATTTATACATGTCCAATCCGGTGGCGGTAAATTACGAACCATCTAAACTAATCGTGCATTTCGATTCGTCAGTTAATTCTGATAATTCCGAAACCCTAACCAAGTTTAATGCACGATAGTTTAAAAAAGGGGTTTACAAACCAAAAACAATTTACTATATTTAAAACATAAACAAAAACAATTTAAACAATTCAACAATTAACATAAGGAAATAAAACTATGTCTTTCAATATCTTCAAAATCTTCGCTCACAAGGCTCAGCGTGGTCTCGAAGGCCTCATCTCCACCAAGGATAAGATTGAGGAAATCCGTTATCAGTATAATAAGAATGCCGCTCAGTATATCAAGTCGGCTGAAGATATGCTGGTAAATGCCAAGGAACTTAAGGCCAAGTTCGAGGAACTCGACGAAAAGACCAACACCAGCAAGAAGGTCTATGAAACTCTCATCGCTGCTGACAAGCTCGATGAAGCTAAGATTAAGTATATTGTTTATAAGGGCATGAAGACTGCTCGTGATACCATTGAAACTGCTTGGCAGAATACTGAAAAGCAGTGTGTCCAGGTTCGCGATACTCTCAAGAACATCGACACTAACAAGGCTCTCATCGAAGCTAAGCTTACTGCTCTTCAGGTCCAGATTGATACACTCAAGATGTGTGACCGTAACAAGATCGGTGACTTCGGTATCGATTGCAACGCTATGATTGCTGAAATCGAAAGCGAAGTTAAGACCACTCAGTTCCACATCGAAGCTAAGCAGGAAATTGCCGAAATCACCGGTAAGGGTGGTAAGGGCACTCAGACTATCGAAACTGTCGCTCTCGACACTGAATTCGAAGAAGTCGTCAAGGCTTACAAGGGTGTCTAATAAAAAGGATTTCTCCTAAATAAAAATCAAAGTGAGGTTGGCGACAATCTCACTTTTTTATTATAGAGGTATTTTATGATTTTATTAAATAGTCATTCAGCTATGGCTGAGGCAGTTAAAGTAGTTAAGAAAACTGCAAATTTTTATAACAATATAACATATGAGTCATTCTTTGTTTATTGGGACCAAGTAGAACCATGGACTGGTGATTGGTCAGGTTGGCCTCATAGTAGAGAATTTAAAACAAAACAAGAAGCGATTGATTTTGCTAATTATTTAAATAATGATGACGACCCAAATACTGAAAAAGACACGATTGAAGTCAAACGTCATTATCGAGAATATTGCGATAGTAAAATTAAGACTGAAGACATTAAGTGGAAATAAGAACATAATAAGGGTTGACAACGACCCTGCTTTTTATTATATTTTATAAAAAACTATAATTAAAGGAAAAATAACATGACAACAATTACTACTATCATTATCACAACAATCGCACTCTACGTAGCAGGCTTTCTTGCGCTCTATGTTGGCCATAGAATGGACCATGTGCCGTTCCATCCAAGTATGCTTGATGTTATTATGTCACCGCTCGCAAACGTCTTCTGGTTCCTTATTATCGCAAGACTTTGCAACTGGACCAAGAATGACATTGTTGGTGATGATCCGTATAACCAAAAGAGAATTCAACCAAAGATTGACCGTTTGCTCTTAAAGTGTGATGACATGTTTAAGGCTTAATTATGGCTAATATCAAAGAAGAAAATATTAAAGTTTTCAATCATACTCAAGAAATAATTAGTAAGGATAAAACCTTACAGGATTCTATTAAGTATTCGATTGAAAATTCTGATTTCTTCGCTGCTGATATGACAATGGACATTTTCTGCGATAATAAAACTCCAGGAAATGTCAAGGTCACTAAGAATAGCACTTTTAATGCAGCAAGAAATTATACAGGCAAAGTAGCAGTTCTTAATTTTGCTTCTGCTACAAATCCTGGTGGTGGTGTAACAAAGGGTTCTAACGCACAAGAAGAATGTCTTTGTCGTTGTTCTACGCTTTATAATGTTTTATCTGACCCTAAGTTTGATGAAATCTTTTATAAACCGCATAAAGAACATGGAAATGCACTTCATAATCATGATGCAATTTACACACCCAATATTCAAATTATCAAGTCAGATAATTATAATTTATTGTATCGTCCATTCTCTGTAAATGTAGTTACTTGTGCAGCACCTAATCTTCGTGAAACACCTGCAAATGCATATAACCATGAACGTGGCGAAAAGCCAGACGTTACTAATGAAGAATTGTTTAACATTCATTTCCGTAGAGCAGTTCATATTTTTGAATTAGCTTATTCACATGGTAATGAAACAATTATTCTCGGTGCATTTGGCTGTGGTGCATTTAAAAATCCACCTGAAATCGTAGCTAAGGCTTATAAAAAAGCTTTGGAAATCGGAAAAATTTACTTTAAGAATATTGAATTCGCTGTCTATTGTGGAAAGGATGATACTAATTACAAAGTATTTAAAGAAATACTAGGATGAGGTATCTCTATATGACTGTTGATGAAGTAAAAAATATGATGGAAGGTATGGGTTGGAAAATTTTAAAACCTACCGATTTCGAACATGATATGAAAGAAATTGAAAAAGGTGTTGAAAAAGTTTCTAACCAAATAGATGCAATATCTGAACATATTGAAAAATGTTATGGTAGTACATCTGCTTTTATTGCTGATCCATATTATCCTAGACAATATCCAAAAGGTAATTTTCCGCAACATTATCCTAAAGCAAAATCAACTCCACCTAAAAATAAAGTTGATCCGATGTTTCAGGAAAGAGAAAAATCAGATGCTGGTAAATTAGCTGATAAATTTACAGAATTATTAAAAAAGAAGTAAGGTTTACAATTTAAGTAAAATTTACTATATTTGTGCCAGAACTTTTTAAGGAGATATATAATGAATAAATTTTTAAAAACAATCCTGGCACTTTTGGGTATTACACTGGTTGGTGGTGTAATCGTTAAGGAAAGAAATACAATTAATGATATTAGAAAGCAGCTTCAGGAGCTTCGTTGGTTTGAAACGGGTGATGACGGTAAAAAATAATTTTACATATCATCATAATTTTCTTTCCTATCTTTAATAATATGAGTTTAAAATTTAAATGAGGAAAAAATTATGAATACATTAACAAAAGATGTAATTGACTGGACTAGAGATTTTTTTAATCGTGTAGGTAAAACCGACGCGGTTCTTGGAATTTCTGGCGGTAAAGATTCTAGTGTGGTAGCAGCAATTTGTGTAGCAGCATTAGGTAAAGAACATGTACATGGTGTATTACTTCCATGTGGTATTCAAAAGGATATTTCTTGCTCTTACCAATTAGTCGATCATCTAGGTATTGATTATGATGTTCAAGATATTGAAACACTTGTTAAAGAATCTTTAGCACTTGTTCCTGGCGCAGATAAGTCTTATGATGCTAAGACAAATGTTCCAGCACGTATTAGAATGAATCAAATCATGGTAACAGCACAGACCAATAATTGGTTAATGGCTAACACATGCAACAGGGCGGAAAATTGCTGCGGATATGCTACATTATTTGGTGATGCAGCTGGTTCTTTTTCTCCACTTGATATGCTGACTACTGAAGAAGTTATTGAAATCGGTGATGATCTTGGTTTGCCTTATGAACTTACACATAAAATTCCTATTGATGGATTACAACCATTAACTGATGAGGATAAATTAGGATTTACTTATCATGAAGTTAATGAGCTTATTAGAAAGGGTATTAAGGGCGAACACGCTGATAAAATTATCGATATGTATAAACGAAATAAATTCAAACTTGAAATTATCCGTATTTCGCATTTCGATCCAAAGCTTCCTGATTATTTCTTAGAAAATTTTGGTATTTAATTATTTTAAAAGAATAAAATTATAAATATATTATAAAAGAATAATATGTGGTAGTTTTATTCTTATTAAAATATCTAAGTTTTAAAAACGGTTAGATTTCGTAACTACCACAATAACGATTTCTAACCGTTTTTCTTTTTAGGTAATTTATGGAAAAAATTTGTGGTATTTATAAAATAACAAATAAAGTCAATAATAAATGCTATATTGGGCAATCTAAAGATATAATTAAACGTTGGAAAACAGAATATAAATGGCATAAATTAAATAATCATTTACAATCTGCATTTAATAAATATGGTCTTGAAAATTTCGATTTTGAAATTATAGAAGAATGTGAACCAAGTTTATTAAATGAACGCGAAAAATTTTGGATTAATGTTTATAATTCATTTGACAGAAATTTCGGTTATAATAAAACATTAGGCGGGACTGGTACACTAGGTCGTACTTTTGTAATGACTGAAGAAACAAAGAATAAAATTAGATTGACTAATACTGGTCGCAAATTTACTACCGAACAACTTGAAGAATTTAGAAATATAATTAGAGATAATCAAATTGTTATATATTGCTATGAAACAAATAAATATTATACTTCTATTGGAAATGCTGCACGAGAATTAAAAATTTGTAAAGATTCTATTAGACATGTAATTACAAAACAAGATAATCAAGCATTAAATTACAGATTTTGTAAAATGTCAGATGATATAAATGAATTTATACAAAACTGTCAAACTATAGATGATTATATAAAGAAAAATAATATAACATTAAAACAATATTATTACAAATTAAATAAATCTAATAAAAAAGAAGTTAGGTGTATAGAAACTGGTATTATATACGAATCTATTATGGACGCTTCTATTAAAATCGGTATAAATGATAATAGTATAAGTAAATGCTGTAATAATAAACAACATACTGTATCTGATTTACATTTTGAATTCGTGGATTTAAATAACATTGGAAAAACTAAAATAGATCCTAATAAGAAAAAGTTAATTTCTGAAAAATTATCTAATATTCAAAAAGGTAGAGTTAAATCATTAGAAGAACGTGAAAAATTACGTATAGCAAATTTAGGTAAACATTATTCGGATGAAGTTAATAAAAAGAAAGGACGACCTGGTAGAAAATTATCTGAAGAAACAAAAAATAAAATGAGACTGTCAGCCTCAAAAAATTTATATAATAGTGAACATAAAAAGAAAGTAATATGTATAGAAACTGGTATTGTTTATGATTGTATAAATGAATGCGCAAGACAATTAAATATCGATAAATGCTGTATTTCTAGAGTATGTAATGGTAAAAATAAAAAAGCTGGCGGTTATACTTTTAAATTTATTGAAAATTAGGGGTTGACAGCAGTCAACATTTTTATTATATTTTATATTACAAAATATAATTAAAGGAAAATATGACTAGTTCATTAATTTATGGTTTTAATGTCTATAACAAAATATATGATGTTCTTATATTTACAGAAATACTTGCTGTAATTATTACAGCAGCTTTAGTTGTTTTATATATCATGTTTAAAAGTGATAGCTGTTGGAAAGAGGATCTTCCAACAACAGTTTATGGTTGGTATAAAAAATCTTTTATAAGTTTAATTATCTTATCTGTTATAATGATATTTACACCAAGTCCAAAAACACTTGTTATGATGTATGGTGTCGATTATTTACATGAACTGAATACTAATGCAAATGTAACGACAACGCAGCTTTATAAGGACGTTACGACAATTATTCACAATTATGCAATAGGTTCTGAACAGAAGAAGGGAAAATAAATATGGATGAGAAAAAGCTTAATTCATTAATTACTGGATTACTTAAAATGGCTGTTGAACAAGAACAACCAGCAAAATATAATACTGTTATTGCTACTATGTTACAGGCGGAAGGTGTTCCAAATCTTGTCATCATAGAACATCGCGGCGGTTGCGTTGTAAGTTATCAAAACTCACAAGGTGGTATTACTTTGCTGTCTGATACACCTGTTGGTGAGTAAAAATAAAACCAGGATTTATTCCTGGTTTTTTCTTTTAATAAATTAATTGCTTCATCTAAATTCATATAATATTTATAGGTTGACGATATTAATATATTTTATTATATTTTGTAAAAATATTTTGGAGAATTTTATGTCTGTTAAAACACCGGTTTATATCTACAATAATGAAAAGAAAAAGAATCATTCCGTCGTTACAGCAATGATTGGTTCTGAAATTAGAGCAGCAATTCAGAGTTGGAGAAAGGAAAATAAACTTCCTATTAATTTCAGAATTCCTACGCTTTATATGTATTTTACAAAACCGATTATCAAGACCGTCGTTGTAGAAGGTGTTACAGATATTGGAACAACAAATCATCTTTTTGAAACTTGCCTTATCGATAAGGTAGAATTTATGGAACCACCTGAAGGTATTTCTAAAGATAATGACGTTACTTTCTGGTCACCGCTCGGAGGTTCTGTTGGATTTGCAAATCCTACAAAGGATAATGTAAAGATTATTCAAAAAGAAGTTGATGAAACAATCGAAAAAGAATATTATAATCATTACATTTAAAGGAATTCATGTCAACACCTAGATACCCAATTTCTGATAAGGATATGCTTGCACTTTTGCATAAATATCCTTTTTTATATTATCAAAATCCATGGTCTCGTAAACGTGAACAACAGTATCATGGAAAATCTCAGAATATAGAACATAATTATTATAAGTGCTGGGATGGAACTGGTTGGGAATACTTGTGGAAATACAAGTATCTTCCTAGACTATTTGAAACATTTAACCGATTGCCAAAAGACCAGCAACGAGCATTTAAGTTTGAAGAAGTAAAGTCCAAATACGGTACAATGAGAATTTATTGTATGAGTTTCTTTAATCAACGTCTTGAAGATATTGCTGAAGCACTTTCTGGCTATACGTGCGAATATTGTGGAACAGAACCAAGAGACGAACATGGAACAAGAGTAATCTGGACAACTGACGGTTGGATTACAAATCTTTGTAAAAATTGTGCTACTGCATATTTAAGAGAAATGAAAGTTCCAGAAGATAAAATCGAAGAAGAACTTGAAGAAATGAAACATGTCTGTGAAGGTTTCGGTTATAAACAATACAATAAACACAAATGTATTGAAGTTAACTTTAAAGAAACACCTGACGGTTGGCTTGAAAAAGACTCAGAAAAAGAATTTACACCATCAGTAGAGTAAAATAATTTTCTATATTATAAGTAAAATTATAATAAAGGAAATAAATGATTGCTATTGATGAAACCGTAAGAGAAAAGCTTTACAAAGTACAACAATTAGTCGATAATATAGCATACTCGCTTGATGACGCATATGAAATTGATGAAACAGTAATTGAAGACAATCTTAATACTTGGAAAACTTCAGTATTAAGATCACTTCCAAATGGTTGTTCTCTGAAATTTAGAACTGATGTCGAAGCGATGTTAGAAAGCTTTAAATCTGTATATTAAGGAGACTAATATGGCTGCTAAACCGTTTAAATATGACCGTGAAAAAATTATTGGTTGTATAACAGACATTGTTAAAAATACTCTTAGTAAGGAAGAAGCAGAAGAAAAAGCATATAAAATCAGTGCTACTGCTAATATGTTAGTTGATTGTGAAGAAAATCTTATTAAAAGTATAGAAAAGCAAGAAAATCATCCTACGCTTAAAGAATTATCTTATAATCTTATTGGTTGTAATATTGGTTTTTTCAAGGATGTTTATCGTGAGGATCATACTTGGGAAGAAGTCGAAGCTGCTAAAGAAGAAAATGAAAATCAAAAACTCATGCATAATCTTCAAGAAGCTGCATTCCATGCCTATATGGAAATTGACTTTGCTGATATTACAGAAATGCTTAATTACAGAAAAGCCAAATTTACTGATGTTAAATACCACAATACCAATGGTGACGAAACATTAGAACAAACTTATATTATTCATGAACCTGGATATTATGAAGTAAAAGAAATTCAAGAATATATTTATTGGGCAATTCAAGAAGCATTAAGTCGTTTTAGAGATGAACTTTATAGCAGTGGTCCAAATAGCGAACTAATTACTGGTGAATATTTTAATCATGAATCTGGAATTTTCTGTAAAGTAACAAGAGATGGTGTTGAAATTAATTATTTACCGATAACTGGTTACGGTTCGGTTGACGGAAGATATTAATACTATTAAAAAGGGTTGACAAGTGTCAATCCTTTTTCTATATTATGGACATACAAAAGAGGTAATAAAATGTTTGGTAAGCCGTTAGCTTATATTGTAAAAATTAAGGAAATCAGAGAGATTCCTGGAGCGGATAGAATTGAACTTGCTACAGTTATGGATTATACTGTAGTTGTAAAAAAGCATGAATATCAAGCTGGTGATTTGGCAATGTATGTCGAAGTTGACTCATTGCTTCCAGATGGTTTGACTGACGACCTTCGTGCTAAGTATAACGGAATTAAGGATGGTACTTTGATGGCTGAATCGTCAAAGGAAGCAATTGACGCTGCACTTAAGACAATTCAAGAATCTTCTAAGTACCCGTATTTTGAATTTCTTAGAGACAAGAAGTTCAAGATTAAGAGTATGAAGCTTGGAAAGTTTGGCGTTATTTCTCAAGGTATTCTTTTCAAGCCATCTGATCTTGGTATTACTGATGCAAAGGTTGGTAAGGATTATACACTTCAATTTGGTATTACTGAAATTGTCCAAGATGAAGAAGAAGCTGGCATTAATACCGGTAAGAAGGATAACTGGGTAGTTCGCAAGCTTATGAGATTTGGTTGGTTCCGTAAGTGGAGAAAGCGTCATCACGTTTCTGAAACTTGGGATCCGACTTTCCCTGGTAAGTCTGATGAAGAAAATGTCCAAAAGATTTACACCAAGATGTATGAACAATACAAGGATAAGGAATGGGTTGCGACTGAAAAGCTTGAAGGTCAAAATATTACCATTTTCTCTGAAAAAGTAGAACCAAGCTGGTTTAATAGAGTCTTCCGTCATAAGAAGGAAGATAAGAGAATCGGTGTATGTTCTAGAACCAGAGAACTTAATAAGAATGGAACTGGAAAGTCTTTCTGGGACACTGTTCTTAGACTTAAACTTGATGAAAAGATTAAGAAGATTCCAGGTGAATGGTTCTGCCGTGGTGAACATGTCGGTCCAGGTATTCAAAAGAATATCTATAACCTTCCAAGAACTGATATTATCTTCTTCGATTTTTACAAGAAAGTCTACTTTGAAGATACTATAAATAGAAAAGTGTTGTTCAAGTGGGAAAAGCTTAATTTCGAAGATTCTAAGCTTTTTGCTGAACAATGGGGATTGAAGTTTGTTCCAGTCCTTGATGAACATTACAAGTTGCCCGAAGGTCATGTAAATGATAAGGGTGTATTCATTTCTGGTGCCAACGTCATGTTGGAACAAAGTGATAAGAATACAGTCTTTGGTAATAACCTTGGTCATAAGAGAGAAGGTTTCGTTCTCAGACTTCGTGACGATTATAATGTTTCGTTCAAGGTCAAGAATCCTAACTACAGTATCTAAGGAAATTCTATGGCAGAAACATTAAACGAAAGTGTAGCTCGTCAAGCGGCTACTATTGAGACTTTAACTAATCGTTTGAATACTCTTGAAGAATATTATACCGAAAAGTATAATAAGCTAAAGAGTGTCAACGAAATGCATCCAGATTGCTTTAAAATATCGTTTAAACTTGTTTCTTTTGCAGAGGCTAAAGAATCTATACCTGAAACAAAAGACAAGTCTAAAACGCTTAATTTGCAAATTGACAAGCTTTCTGAAGTGTATCTTGGTCTCATGAACCAATATGAACAGATTAAAGATAATCATCCAGAATATCTTTAAAAAATAAAAATAAATCATTAACCGTTTACAAAATAAACCATTTTTACTATATTTGTGATAAAGGAATTATATGAAGGCTATTAGTTGTGGTGTAATTATTATCGATAAAGCATCTCGTAAGCTTTTAGCATGTCATCCATCCTGTCACTCATATAGAGATGGTAATTGGGATATTCCCAAAGGACATGTAGAAGGTAACGAATCGCATGTAGAAACGGCTTTACGTGAATTAAAAGAAGAAGCAAATATTGTACTAACTGAAAATGATCTTTATGATTGCGGTATGTTTTTGTATACCAAATATAAAGATTTACATCTTTATGTCGCTGAAGTTGACATCAATCTAAAAGAATTAAGCTGCTCTACAACTTTTAATTTTGAAGGAAGAACTCCTTTAGAAGTTGATGATTACAAATTGATTGATGAAACTGCTACCCAAACATATTACAGAAGTTTGGGACCGCTCGTAGCTGATTGTATCAAACGCTACAAAGAGCGTGACATAAATAAGGTATGAATTTAGAAACGTTTAAAAAATTAGAGGAAAAAGCAAACACAGATTTATCTATGCCTGATACAATGGAAGCAATTATTAAAAAGAATAATCTTCTTCCTGCTATCATTCAAGATTGGATTAAATTGTATCAAGACCAAAAATATGTCTGTGCAAGTTTAAATGTAGAATTACTTGAATTATATGGTGATTTGACAAAGTGTTTCAAGAAACCTAGAGTTACAAAGGAATTACAACAGAAATATAACATCACAATCAATGATTTCTGGGAAACAGCAAAAGAAATTGACTCTCAAATTAACTGTTGTGCTCCTTATGTTGCAAAATTAAAACAGGTTAATCAACAGAAATACTTTTTAGATTTCATCGAAAATACTTTAAATAATATCAAGAATTTATCATTTACCATCAAAAATTATCTTGATTATAAGAAAATTATGATGGCAACGGTTTAAAAAATTTTGTTATAAATATAACGAAATTGAGGTTAAAAAAGTTTAGTCGGTTAGTTTCGCCGATTAAAACATAGATACACAAATGTGGTTTATGTCTTAACAAGTAAACGAAAAGAGATACGTTAAGGTCTCGAAAAGGATAATAAAACTATGGATAAGAATATTTTTGAAAAACTTCTCACTGAACTCAATGCATTTGACGCTTCGTTTGGCGGCGCTGTTGAAAAGGTAAACGTCCCGCTCAACATCATTCATGAAGAAGATGGTTCGAGCACAATCGAAGTCGCAGTCGTTGGTAAGACCCGTGAAGACATTAAGCTTAAGGGCACCATTGAAGATGGTAAGGCATATCTCACCATCGAAACTGTTGAGAAGGAAGTCACCGATGCTGAAAAGGAAGCAGAAGCAAAGCGTGTTTACACACTTCGCAAGATCAAGGGTAGCGGCAAGCTCTCTATTAAGATCTTCGTTCCGGCTAACCTCAGCATGAAGGAACTTACCGCTAAGGTTGAAAATGGTCTCTTGACCATCAACATTCCGGTCTGCCCTGAAGCTCGTCCGGTCGAATTCAATGTCGGCTAATTTCTGACTTTAAATCAAAAATAAAAAGGCAAGTCTTAATGACTTGTCTTTTTTTATTTAAACATCTTCTTGCGCTGTATAGAAGAAATTTTCATCTGTCGCATATTCAATAGCATCAGCTGCTTCCATCATAGCAATATACTTAGCCATACGTTCTTCTGTTAAGAATGGGTCTGTTTCCATTGTTTGAAGAACTTGTTTTGCTTCTCTAAACGAACCAGTCTGAACCAATGAAATAACTGGTGCAAGCTTTACGCCAATTTCAAGAGGTGTAATTCCCTTAAAATCAGTCTTAACACATTCTTCACGGAATAATGCTATAAACTCATCGCCAACTGTCATATTATAATCGATTTCTCCAGCTAATCCATCAATTGCAGCAATACGAGATTGATTATTATACATTTCTGTTTGGAAACGCATTATATCAACTGGTAATCCCATAAAATCTAACACTTCATGTTTATCATAATCATCGATTAATGCTAATGCATTATTTATCCAGAAATTTTTGTTATTATATATACAAGTATCATCTACTGATACAATTCTTGAAATATATTTCATGTCAATATCTCCTAAGATATAAAAATCACTTTCTGAAAAACCTTCATCATCAATAGTTTTCTTTAAAAGAAATAAACTATCTGATATAAATTTTATTTTTTCAGTTGTTTTGTCAATAGCATAAACTTGTTTCATTATTTAACCTCATATCCATTTATTTCAAGGTAATATGTTCTTGGATTTCCAGTTTGGTCTACTAACGTTACAAAGTTTTCATTATCATTGCCGTAGTAATTACCTGTTAAGAAATCCTGATTACTACCTACTCTTGTTGCATAATCTGTATATGAACCAACAGTAGCATAAGTTCCTATATTATTTTCATCAATACGATTATATGAACCATTTTCGTAAGCAAATATTCCAGTATTATAACTTATTGCTTGTCCGCAAGAACTATCTAAATAATAGATACCTTTTTCAACTGGATTTGATGGTAAGCTATATAATCGCGTAGCAGATGATGCTTGTGATGTATAACCAGATTTTAATTCATAAGTAGAACCTAAAGTATTAGCGTTAAATATAGATCCAGATGCAATAATAACTTTACCATTTGTATTATACATTATATTTAATAATACACCAAGTTTATCATTTTCATCTGTTACATTTTCTAATTCAACTCTACCAAGACTATTAGTGCTTGCACTTTTAACATAAATATCACTTCTAGTTAAAGAAGTATTAGTTACATACCAAATAAATTCTTGACCAACTTGTCTACTTAAAAATTGACCTAAATAAGTAGAATTTAATGGTTCATAATATGATGTAGGATCACCTATAATTCCAGTAAATGTATAATCTGCACCAACAGAAGTTCGAATATATACATGACCAACAGTTAAACCGGTTTGCTGTTGGCTATTATTCCATACAAACCAAGCACCTTCTGGAAGACTGAAAATTCTAGAACTATCAGTCATAACACCATAACATTTATATGGATCTAATACTGTTCCTATTAAATCCATGCTAGTATCTGTGTAATCTTGTCTATTTTTTGTATTATTTGAATCTTTATCATTTGAATAAAACTTATATAGACCAGTATTCAAATTAGTAAAATGTGCTGGTGCCCAAGAACCACTACCACGAGTAAATACGATATAATATTTTAAACCAGGATATAATTTAACATTTTTACCAGAAAAATCAGCAACACGTCTATATCCAGATGTTCCATATAACGTAATTTGTTCATATCTAGTGACACTATCTACTGCAGCAACAAATAAACCTGACTCGTGAATTATCTTTACTTTTGTACCATCTGTTCCATCACCTTGAGAAGTAAATATAGCTATTTTTTCTACATTAAATTCGCTTTTTGGTGTAAATTCAATAGCAACCTGATTAGCATTACCTTCAGATAATGTTCCTGTTCTTTCATAACGATACCAAAAACGATAATCAAGTATATTCTGTAATGTTGGAGTTTCACCAGGTGGAACATAATATACTTCATTCACTTGATACATATCGGTAGAACCTGGTGGAGTAAATACAATTTCATGAATATCTTTAATTGCATCATCACCAGCATTTGGAAAAAATCCACCGATTTTACCTTCAATTATATATGCCATTATTTACCTATTATGTTCTACGTGGCCCTACTACAAAGTAAATTGAACCTTGACCATTAGTATATTGTATATGGTTAATTAAATCTTGGTCTCCAGTTACGACGAAGAATCTTTGTGCTCTATAGTTACTATTATCAGTATTTGTGTAATATGAAGCTGCACTTATAGCAGATGTTCCATCTTTAATTACGTTAGTATTTGGATTAACAGTTACAGTTGATCCACCGCCACCAAGTTCTACTCCAGCAGCACTAATTTTACCAGCTGCAGACAAAGAACCATCACGATAAAGTATGAGAGCATCGCTTCCAGTTATACCATTACTATTAGCAGCGCCATTACCAATTACTTTTAATATACCGCCATGTATTTTATTACCATTACCATCTAAAGGATGTGCAGTTGTAGCATTGGCATAACCTTCAACTGTTACACCTCTTCCTTCCCAATCATATATAGCGTGGTCAGCAGTATTAGATACAGAAAATCTTGTAAAAGCACCAACTGCACGAACACCTACACCAATAGCAGATGTATGGAAACCTTCAGCGAATGAACCAATGAATTGTGCAGATGTACTTTCGCCGAAAGCAACTGAACCATCATTTTTTAATACAAAATAATCCTTCTTAGTTGATGGTGAACCATTTCCTATTACAAACATAGCATCTGCAGTTGTATAATTCCAACCACCAATAGCAAGACCACCAAAGGAATTTGAACCTCCATTAGTATTATCTAATTTTAATCCTCTACCAAATGTAAAAGAATAATTAATTGCTGTATTACAGTCGCCTGCGGCAAATGAATATGTTTTTGCTATATTATGGTTTATCAAAGAAGCAGCATGGTCATAAGCAGAGTTTTGATAACCAATAGCAATATCTACATTATAGTTTGCAGTATTTTGATAACCAATAGCAACTGATTTATTGTAAGCATAGTTACTTTCGCCAATAGCACAGCCTGTAGTTTTAGCACTATTACCATTACCTAAAGCAAATGAAAGGTCAATAGCACTATTTAAACCACCAATAGCAGCAGCGTTTGTTGTAGCTGTATTATTTGTACCTATTGGTAATTCAGTAGCACTATATGGAATATAATTACCAACAATACTTCCGCCAGTTATTTCTGCCCATCCTGTAGTTGTCAAAGCATATTGTTTTGTTCCAGTAATTGTATTAAATGAACTTGTTACAAATGTTGCTGAATCGGTAGCATATTTTGCAGTGGTTAGATAACCAGTCATATCAGTTTTCTTTTGGAATGTTCCAGTAGCTTCTGATTTAGAATAACATTGTTCGTTTAAATCATACCAACCACTTACATCACCAGAATTATCTGTTCGTAATACTAAATACATATTTTTGAATGAAGAATCTGGTTTAGCAACTTTACTAGAAACTGATGTTACTGCATTATAGGCAGTTTGCGTTAATTCAATATAATCGTTGTCAACATTTACGCCATTTCTTCCTTGGTAAGAAGTTCCTCCACCAGCACCTAATTCAATACCCGCAGCAGAAATCTTACCGGCAGCACTCAATGAACCATCACGATAAAGAATCAATGCATCACTTGGATGATGCGTATGCGAATGTGCATCAGGATCAGGCTGTTGGTCATGCTCTATATAACCATTACCGATTACTTTAAGAATACCACCATGGACAGCACCATAATTGCTTTCTCCGGTAGTTCCGCTCATTGGACAAGAAGTGGTAGCATTACAATAACCCTCTACTGCTGCACCAGCGCCAATCGCCCAATAAATATCCGTATCGATATGTTTATTATCACCCCATTTAGATGAACTGAAGCATGTCCACATACCTTGAGCATGAACGCCATAACCTAATGCGGATGTTCCTGCACCTTCAGCATGACAGTTATAACCATTAGCAACAGTCCATGACCCTTCTACAAAGTTACGATTATTTGACGCAGTATTATTTGGATTACCATTAGTATCAATTTTAATTGCTGATGTTACATCATCAAATGTCAAATCTGTTCCAATTTTAGCATTAATTTTATCATCTTGTATACTAATGCCACTGCCAGCATCTAATATATGGCTTGTTTCACCATTATTACCATTCCATGCAGAATACTTATATTCACCATTTGCACCACTAATAGTAACTTCAATACCTCCATTTGTATGAGTTGTATCTGGTTGAATTGTTGCAGTTGTAACAGTTGGAGAAATACCATTCTGACCATCTTTACCATCAGTTCCATCTTTACCATTTGCGCCAGAAAGACCACTTGGAACAAAGAATGAAGAAGTTGCTGAAAAATTTTCACCCCATGCTAATGTAACCCATGTTCCACCATTTTCATTTACAATAGAATCAACTTTTACAGAATCACCGGAAAGACCAGTTTCACCTTGAGGACCAACTAAACCAGATGCTGCTGGCGATTGAGAAACTAAAATTGGACCACGACCATCACGATAGTCTGCATACCAACGACAATCATCTGCGCTAATATATAAAATTGGCGTTTTACCATCTTCACCTTTTTCTGATGCACCAACAAATTGATATTCGTTTCCATTTGCGTCATGAATACCGGCTACTTTATCACCACTATAAATGAACCAATTAGGAACAAGACTCGGATTTTTTATATTTTGTATTAATTCCATTATTTAAACTCCTAATTATTTACAGGATCGTTTCTAAATCCAACATATGGTTTAAAATCTGCTAATGCAGTATCACCAAGACTGCCTGCAGGTTGATTATTGAACTTTGCTGGATTCCAATTACTATAAGAACTTGTTACATTTTGTCTACCATACGCAATATCAAATGCACCAATATCGGTTCTAAATGCATTATCAATTCCAAGGAAATGTGTTGTTTGACCATGAACTATTATTTCAACATAATATAATTTTTCTGGTTTAAGTGCTCTTGTTTCAGTACAATCTGGATGACAAGATAAGACATGTTGTCCTTGAGTTTTTGTAAGTACAGTATTTACTGACCACCACATTGGTGTAAGTAATGCAGTGTTTTCATCTACTTCATAAACTGCGACCATTACACTTGATGTGCCAGCTGAGCAATTACTTGTAAGAATACGTGCTGTAGTTGTGCTAAGCATATCAAATTCAATCATTGGTCTAAATAAATAAGATTTAGAATTATCAATACTCTGATCTTTCGTAGAACTTACCATACCAATAGGTATTGTTTCAACAATTCTCTGATTAACTGAATTAAGAAGCTTATTAAAAAGCTTTGCATCAACTGGTTCAACAACGTCACCCGATTTTTGTGCAAGTGATAATTGATTATTTTCATTTAATGTAAATAATTCTTCATCATAATTTAAACCGATTTTATGAACTTGATTATTTACTGTAATTGGCGCAATACCTGCATATTCAATACCTAATCCAGAATTATCAGACATACTAATAACTTCTTCAATCATAGTAAGATGAACATTAAGATTAGATTGCTGAAGTGCATCACTTCCAAGATAAACTACACAATATTTAGTTCCAGGATAATGTTGAATTGTAGCAGCAATATTAGAATCAGCTGCGCCAACTTCAGATGGATAATAATCATGTGTTGTAACAAGTGCATTACCATTAACTGCTGAAAGAACAAATTGATTCAACATATAATTATGTGGATTTCCATCTGGTATATTATTATCAATAGTAGCATTCATACATACTGTCATTTTATCGACTGTATTTGGAACTGTAATATAACCATCATTATCTACTGTAATATCATGATGAACGCCATTAGTAAATTTAATAACTGTTCCAGATGTAACTGTTTCAGCATTAGTTTTTTCAAATGATGTATTTAAATAAGCAAGATTACTTGCTGATGCACCAATATTCCATTGATTATTTACAGAATCGTATTCTGCAGAAATACCATTTATACCAACAATATTTGCACTAACTTTATATTGGTTATTTGGTTCATCATACCAAGCAGAAGTTCCATAACCACTAATACCTGGAATTTCTGGTACTTCTGGATATGGTTTAGCACTTAAAGTAAATGTAGTATTACCGTCGCCAGAAGTTACTTTAAGTAATTCTGGAGTTTCAGATTCAACTTTATATGTCTTACCAACTTCTGATAAATCAACACCTTCCCATTTAGAACTATTACCGTCTTTTTTCAAAACATAAGAAAGATTTTCAGCAGAAATTGTTTCTGTTGCAGAAGTAACCCAATTTCCAGAGAATGCTTGAATTGCACTAACAGAACTGATTGCTGATAATTGTTCATTACTCAACATGTCCTGTTTTCCACTAACAGAACTGATAGCAGAAAGCTGATATTCTGTTAATTCATCTTGCTTCTTAGCAATTTCATCAGTCCAATCATAACCAGAAATCTTATGGTCAACAATCTTAATAAAATCGCCAGCACTATATGACGTTACATCCCAACCTGCTGATGCAGTAACATCTATTTTCTTAGCAATTTCATCTGACCAATCGTAACCAGAAAGACCATAATTATCTCCATCTGTAATTACCTTAATATAATCATTTCTTGCACTATAAACTGGAATATCTGCACTCTGAATATATGTGGAAGAAATTGTAGAAGAGAAACTACTGAATTGATTTTCAATATATGCACTATATGCTGCACTATAAGATTCAAAAGAACTAGTGTATAATTTTTCTGCAATCTTGTCAGTCCAATCATGACCAATAATTTCAAAATTTTCACCAACCGGTTTTACTTTAATAAAATTACCAGCACTATATTTTGGAACATCTGCACTTTGAATATATGTAGAAGAAACAGTTGCAGAGAAACTACTGAATTGATTTTCAATATATGCACTATATGCAGAATTATATGTATTGAAAGAGCTTGTAAATAATTTTTGGTCAATTATTGGATTCCAATCATAACCAGAAATTTTATTATCATCAGTAATCTTAATAAAAGGACCAGCACTATAAACAGCACCAGGATTTGGCATCAATACCCAAGTATTATCTTTTAAAACTAAATATTCTCCTGCAATACCAGCAGAAGTAATATAATTACCTTTCTTCTGAAATTCTCGGTCAACCCAAGCAGATTTTGCATACTCGTTAAGGTCAGATTTTACTAAATAACCGCTAGGATTTGTATTTAATGGATAATATTCACTAGAAACAGAAATTATATGGTTTTCAACCTTAATTCCTTCGCCACCGCTATATTCTTTGGTTTCTGGTGCTGCAGATAATTCTACCCATTGATTATCACGTAATATTAAATCTTTACCTGCCAATGAATTATCAGCAGAGGTCAAATAATCACCAGAAACAGAAACGATATAAGTAACACCGTCTGGTTGTAATTCTGATTTGATTCCTTTGTCGCCTTCAACTTTTGTGCTTCCAACCGTAATATTTGCACTGACACCAAGCTGATATTCTATTTTACCATCTTCGGCGACGATTTTTTTAATGTCAATACCTGATGAAGCAGGTGTAAGTTTGACCGCATCATCTCTCAATCCTAATGGGCTTTCTGCTAAGCCATTACCAGATAATGTGCCGCCAGTATTTACGTTACCTATTGCAATTATTTGACCATTTTTTACAATCATAGCTTAAATTCCTTTCTAATATTATTTATAATCGTTAAAAAGAATCAGATTGCTATAAATAATAGTAAGGAGATTTAAATCATGAAGAAAATTGCAGAAGCTATTAAAGTGGTTCAAGCACATGGTTATAAGGTTATGAACGAAGAGGTTTATACGTCAAATTACCAGCTTAACCAGAGAATTAAAGAATATTTGGAAAATGATAAATTTGTTATTATTCTTCTTGTCGGTATGTTTGGTCGTCAAGTAGACTTTGAAAAACGTTCTGGTAGAACAGTTTTACGTAACTTTAGAGGATTTAACCAGACTGACGCTGCATATCTTACTCCATTAGCTAAGAAAGTTCAAGCTGGTCAAGTTTTGACTCCTAGAGAAATTGCATTCGTAAAGTCTTCTCTTAGAAAATATAGAAATACGCAATGGTCTGAAGTTCTTAAAGAACTTGGTTATGTTGAAGAAAAGAAGAAACCAGGACACAAGGTTGAACTTTATTTCAATGAAGAAGAATTTGCACCGATGGTCGATGATGCAGAACTTGAAGAAATTGTCCCAAATGCAGAACAAGACTATATTGCAAAAGCATTATCTCTTGCACAAGAAGATGGCGGTATGATTGATGATGATGATTTACAAAGAGCACAGCAAATTGCATCTGAGCTTTATAATCAAGGACTTATTTCACCACAAGACGCTGCTGATCGAATTAACGAAGAACTCTAATATTTAAAGAATACATCTATGAACTTAAAAGAAGCTTTACAAATCTTAAAAGAAAATCATTACAACGTAAAATCTCCTATGTTAAATGAGGCTGACCTGCATTTTTCAACTGCAGATCAGTTCCTTTCTTTTACACAGAGTAGAGGTTATTATCAAAACACTGTAAAAATTGGTACTATCAATACCATGCTTTCTGAAAAAGAATTAAATGCAACTGGTAAAGATATTGGCGAAATCGTTATTGAACGTTACTGTAAAGATTTCGAATCTAATAAAAAAGACCTTCAGGAATCTTGGAATTTAGGTTGGGAATCAGAAGACCCAAATCCAATGACTGAAGACACTTTTAAGAAATTAAAGAGTAAAAAAGCAGTTTATGAAGAGTGTAATGCGATTTATCAAAAAGGTGCGATAATGCATGCATTTTTAAATAACTTTTAAAATAAAAAACCTGGACTTAAATCCAGGTTTTATTTTACTTAAGCTTAATTACACGATAATATTTGTCAGTATTATAGAATCTATTTGCAATAGCATATCTGTTATTTTCATCATCTTCTAATAATGCGATACCACCATCAAGATTAGCACTTCCAGAATATCCAATCAATATTGTTGGTGTATCTTCGTCAAAAGTTGCGATGCTCATTTTAATACATCCATTAATTAAATATTCTGTTCCATCTATAGACTGATTTACAAAGAATTTTGGAAAACCACCAAGTTCTTCAATTTTCTTCATAAATGCATTATTAGCAAGAGCATAATTACCAGCACCACGCCTTGTTTCTGTTCTAATACTATTAGAATTTAATATTATACGTGTCAACAATTTTGCACAACGTTCTTGCTTATCTGTTGTAGGATTTGGATCTTCATGTAATTCATCGACTGTTGCGATATTTACACATGCATGAATCAAATCTAACTCTTTCTGTTCTTCATTACTTCCGTCTTTCCAGTCTTCATCTAAAATAAGCTGACGTTCCAAAACCATTGCTAAATCAAGCTTATCAGATTCTTTATTAGTAAGTCCGAATTGTGGAACATATCTTAAAACTGCTGCATAATTTCCAGATTTTTCAGTTTTCTTTTGACGCGCAACCATGTCTAGTATATTCATCGTATATCCTTTTTCTATCTTCTCTTGTTAATAATCTTTGATTAGTACTTCCTCTAAATCTTAAATTTAAATCTTTTTGTTCAAGAATAAATGGTCCGTCAACAAGAATATCAACCATTTCCAATAAAGAAGAAGTTAACCCAGGTATATTTTTTCTTTGACCTTCTAATAAATCTTTTTCATAGATATAACCAGTAAATAACCAAACATTTTTACCTGGATATTCTCTCTTGAAACGGTTAATAAGCTTATAAACATCTGCTTGGTTTTCTTGTTCCATCGGTTCTCCACCAAGAATTGTCAAACCAGCAATATATGGCTTACTACATGCTTCGATAATTTCATTTTCTTCAATTTCTGTAAATGGTTGACCAAAATCGAAATTCCATGTTTCTGGATTAAAACAACCTTTACAATGATTTCTACAACCTGAAACAAAAAGTGTTACTCGACATCCGTCACCGTCGACAATACTCATCGGATCAATTTTACTAAAATTCATCAGTTATCCTTAATAATCTATAAAAATTTTCTGTTCCTTGAATATCAGAACAAATTGCATATGTATTATCTTCTGAATTAACTCCAAGAATTACTCCGTTAATTGTTGATTGATTACTATGATATGCAATTAATGCTTCTGGATAATTAGAATTGTCATCAAAGTCTAATTTAAATGTATCTCTTCCACAAATAGTTAAATTACCATTATCACCATTAAGAACATTGATAAATGGAGCATCCGCAAAACTAAAAGTTAACTTATATAACAAATCATAAAATTTAGAATTTAAAATAATAACATTACCCTGTCCTACAGCTGTAGTAATCGCAATATCATTACAAAGACTCATCAATTTAGCAACAAGCATAGATGCACGTTCACTAATCCGTACGCATTCTTCTTTTCTTGGTTCTTTCATTTCTGAAACTTTAGCAACTTCTCTACATCTAAAATAAACTTCTTTTTCTAAAGATGTCTTAACGTCTTCAAATGTTTGCCAATTAAGAGAGCCAGTAAATGGTCTAAAATTACCATAAGTTAAATTACCTCTTTCTTCACGGTAATATCGCATTGCTACTGGTAAACCATACAAAAAATCATCTTTTTTCTGAATACCAACAAGATTTAAAACACCATTCATTCTTTATTTTCCTTATCATATTTTAACTTTAAACCAAGAAGAATAAATATAAGTATTGTTGCCAAAGTATAATTTACATATTGCGGATATTGCCACATTCCACTTATATAATTGGTATAGAAAATATAAGCGGCACTACATAAATTACCGATAATTGACAAAATAATATAAAAAATACTTATATCACCAGTCGATTTACTTTTATAAGATTTAATAACTTGAGGTAATGAACAAAGTGCAAAAGCACCAGCTCCACAAAACCCACAAATTAACATCAAAACTTCTACCATTTAATTCCTTTTATATAAAGATAGAAAAATCATACGGTTTTTGGACACGTATGATTTTTATCTAATTATTTTTTATTAAATATTATGACGGTCTCTTAATTCTGCTAATTTTCCATCATTCCAAGACTTGAAAATAGTCTTCTTAGGAGAACCAGTCAAATATCCGGTAATTCTTCTAACACGAATAATCTCGTCTTCGTTCTTATTACCGCAACATGGACATTCATTATTGATAATTCCATGGAAATGGCACTTAGTACAAGTATCACTGTCAAATGTGCAAGTGAAATATCCTAAGTCGCCATCATACATAGCATCAATAGTTGCCTTGACTGCTTCAAGATTCTTAGACAAGTCACCATTCAACTTATAATAGAAGATATGACCAGCATTTGTAATCTTGTGATATGGTGCTTCCATCTTAATCTTGTTTTCAAGAGTAGTTTCCAAAGAATAATCAAGCATATGGCTATTTGTGTAATAACCCTTACCAAATACTCTCTGTAAATCTACATCAGCAAGCTTCTTTTCGTTCTGGAAAAGATTTTTATCGATGTTAGCAAAACGACCTGCAACTGCTTCAGCTGGTGTTGCGAAACAAGACCAGTTCAAGTGTGTTTCCTTCTGAGTCTTATCAACGAAATCACGAATTGTCTTAATAATAGAGAAAGCATAATCATCAATTTCATGATCGACACCATAAGTCTTACCTGTCAAGAGTAACATAGTTTCAGCAAGACCGACGTAACCGATTGACAACGAAGCCTGCTTAAGAACTTCACCAATCTTATCAGTAACTTCATGCGGTTGGTCGTCAGATGTGAGATAAAGACCCTGTTGCATAGTGAACGGGAAATTCTCGTATGTCTTATTAGAAATCAATGCAAATCTGTCAAGCAAACTTCCCTTTGCATCTTCAAGCATTTCAGCAAGCTTTTCGAAGAAAATAGTCTTACGTTCTTCTTCATCCTTTGCTGCGATATGGGCTTCGATAGCAAGTCTAGGAAGGTTAATTGTATGGAATGCAAAATTACCTCTACCAGTTGTCTGTTCAGCACCATTGATATTACCAATAACTCTTGTTCTACAACCCATAGTAGAAATAGTTGTATTTTCAATAAGCTTCTTCAACTTCAACTTATTTCCAGAAATTTCTTCAATTTCCCAATAGTCACCTTGACCTACATCATACTGATAAATAAACTTATCAAACTTCTGATCTTGCATTGGAATAATTGTTGCTTCATCTTTACCACGAACCTTAACACCAATAGCATTTTCAAAAATTTCAACTTCCTTAGTTTCATACTTGATGTATGGCTTATTGAAAGAACTATCGACCTTTACAAAGTTCGGATAGAATCTACGAGCAAGACACTTGATAGATTCGAGATACAAATCATAGTTAGGATCTTCTGGATTCTTTGTGTAACCTTTCATCAACTTGAAAATCAAAATTGGGAAAATTGCTGTCAATCCGTCGCCGAGACCTTCCATCTGAGACTTAATAAGATTCTTGCTAATCATACGACCACAATTAGAAGTATTAAGACCAAAGTTCAAAGAACTAAATGGAACCTGGTTTCCAGAACGAGACTGCAAAGAATTCAAATTACCAATAAGACCTTCCATAGCCTGATGAGTATCATCATCTGTCTTCTGAATTGCCTTAATAACACAAATCTTAGGGAACTTAGTATAAAGAAGTGCAGAAGGCCAGTTCATAGAAGCTGTTTCAACTTCATCAAGATTGGTCATTTCTTCATGATCTGGATTGTATTCTATATATCTTTCTAATTCTTCCTTAAGATTCTTTCTAAATGAAATATCGACAAACGGTGCCAAATCAAAATCGAGATTATCATCAGCGATACCACCATATTGCTGGTTGGACTGGAGCTGAAGGATAACTGCTGTCAATGCTGCTGCAGTCTGGATTGACTTCGGGGAACGTAAGAAACCAGTTCCAGAGTCAAAACCATTCTTCAATAACTTTCCAACTGGCGCAAATAAGCAGTTGAACGTCAAGTTATACTGGTTAAGGTCATGGATATGTAAATGTCCGTCCTTATGTTCCTGTGCATACTTTCTATTGATATTATTCAATAGGTTATACATCTTGTTTGTTTCAGATGCAATCTTACCGTATGTTCCAGCAGGTGTTGCACCAGATTCATTAGCATTGTCTCTTAAAATATTAGAACTTTTAATATCAGATTCTGTAATTTCCTTAATAGTCTTTACAATTTCTGATTTTGTTTCACGAGCACGATTACGTTCATCTCTATATAAAATAAATGCCTTTGCTACAGCTCCATATCCGCTATTCATTAATATCTTTTCAATAATATTCTGAATATCTTCAACTCTTGCTGATTTGGCATCATTAGCGGAGATTTTCTCGACTACTTCATCAACTAGCTGGTCTATGCTCTCTTCTGTATATTTCTCATTAATTGACTTAAATGCATTTTCTATGGCTGTAGTTACCTTTGCTATATTGAATTTTCGTCTGCGATTATCTCGCTTAATTACGTTTTTAATCATCTATTTCCTCTTTATAAACGCTCAATAAACATTAAATTCACATCACTAATATTTTCATTTTCTCTATCGGTTATATATTTATAGCACAATTAAAAATGTAGCCTTTATTACAATAAAGCTACATTTTAAAAACATTTTCACTACTAATAAACATACTCATTAACCGACAAATATAATTATTTATTATTTTTTGCGTGAAAATTTTCATATCAAATATAAAAAAAACTATGCAATTTTTTGCATAGTTTTAATTTATTTTGTAAATTTTTGTTTAACGAGAATTTACTCTTTGGATTTCTTTTTGGACTTCTTGGGTTCTGGTTTTTCTGGTTTTTCTGCAGTAGCTGGCTTAGGTTTGACCATATTAGGCTGTTGTTTAACAGGAATATGTTTATCTAAATCAACATCACCAATAGCGTCCAGAAGCACACGTAAACGCGTTATAATCTCTTTTTTATTCTTACTATATTCTATCATACCTGCTAAATCTTTTAGCCTCATAGACCATCTATAGTAGTCATAATACTTAATGCAAACTTTCTTTAGATTGAATCCAGACTGCAATAATTCAACATCCGGGTATGCTCTGGCTAACAAATGATGTGCAACCATATGTTCCCTAGGGGTCAAATAAATCCAATTTGTAGGCACGTCTGGACCACCTAATGACTGAGGAATTATATGATGTTTATCATATAATATCGATGGTTCTCGACCTGCTGCTTTAGCAATAATTGCAAAATATATCTTTAAATAATTCATTTTTTAAAATATAGTAAAAAAATGTTTTCTGTAAACCCTAAAATAAAAAACCAGGATTTTACTCCTGGTTTTAAATTTACTTTGTTGGTCTCTTATAACCAAATATCTTAGTTGCTTCATCCTTCTTTACTGTGCGTTTTCCTTTCTTTGTATTCTGGAAATCACAACGATGTTTTGCATCAGAAGTGCTGAATAACTTAGTGATATAAGATCCAGTTCCAAGTGCATGTCCATTCTTTGCCTTGACATGTCCGTCTTTATCAGACATCCAGTCAATGACCATCTGAACAGTTCCTGCAGAAGAAACTTTATCTTCATCGTTCAACTTGTAATCGACTTTAAAATCATTTACATAGTTTGCTGTTGTTGTATAAATCCAAAGATGAAGACTATATGTTACATCATATAATGGAATCTTAGTTCCATTTTTCTTATAATCCTTCTTGAAATCATCTGTACAATGTTCATCAATATATTGTTCTACTGGTATGCTAATATTAGATGCACCGACTACATTTCCCTTATCATCAACTGGAATTTGACCATTCTTTGAGATGTCATCGAGTGTAGCTAAACCACCAGTTGGTGATGCAGAAGGAAGACGAACGTCAACTTTGAAACCAACACCTAATGGTTCTGGAATAGAATCGTCAGAAGCTATTATTGTAACAGTTGCTGGATTCTTTCTGTCATACTTATGGTCTTTATAATATTCATCGACTTTTTCCTGATCAATCTTTGTTACCGGATTGATAAGTTCAATATCAATGTCTTTTGCTTCTTTCATAAAGACATATACTGTATCAGAAGTTGCATTTCCAGCCTTATCAATATATCTTCTAATGACTTTGTTCAAACCACGTTCAAGTCTCTGTAAAGTTAAAGTATCTTGAACTTCACCATTTACTGTCCACTTAACATTAACAAAGTTAGCATTAACTGTTATATCATTATATGGTTCAAGAATTTCAACTTTTGGCGGAATATCATCAAAGACTACATCAATCTTTGCTGTTGCCTTATTACCATAATCATCTACATATTCATACTTGATTTCATATGCAATATTGCCTTCTTTATTCTTAATAATCTTTTTCTTATCATCAAGAACATAAGTTACAACTGTTGCATCGTCAGCCTTATATGAAATGAAATAATTAGAAACTCTGGTTCCAGTTAAATCATCTGTCTTATAAGAAATAATTACTTCCTTACCGTCAATCTTCTTTGTATAAGAAACAGTCTGAGTTGTATCTTTTCTCTTATGTGTCTTTGCATCAACAAGAACTGTAACTTTTACACCGTCTATAACTTCTGTCATTTCTGCAAGTCCATCACCAATTTCTGTAATTGTTGCAGACTTTTCATTAATTACATAATTATAGTCCTTTATTTCTTTCGAAACATTCTTTACAGTATCTAACTTTACTGTAATTGGGAAAGATTCCTTGGTATTATTAACTGTATCTTTAACAGTTACAGTAAGTTCATTTGTCTTCTTATTGATATAAATCTTATCATCTTTCTGTTCTTCAATCGTTATATAGTCGATATAATCAGAAGTATTATCTGGTTTAGAGATTGTTACAACTGGTGGTTTATCGTTATATAAGATAACTACAGAATCACAAGATGTTTTCTTTGCATTGCAAACTTTAACTGTCGTATCACGGCTTGTTTTAACCGGCAATTCATTATATTTACACTTTTTACCTTCACACTCCTGATAATCAATCTTATGATCAGGCTTATTTGTTCTGATTGTATCTTGACGGGGCTTGTCATCAATATCTGTAATTCTGACATTTTCTGGAACATCAGTTACATTGATAACAATCTTTGCCGAATCTCTCGATCCACGACCGTCGTCAACATATACGGTAACAGTATCTTTGTTTTTCTTTTCATAGTCGAATGGTTTTTTCAGAGTAATGATACCATCATCAGTAATATGATAATTAAGACTATCAGAGATAGTATATTTAAGAGTGTCTCCATCTTCATCACCTCCTGTAACCTTCCAGCTAGTCGTGTCGTTTTCAGGAACTGTAAATGTAGTATCATTTACCCAAGCACGTTCATTTACATCGAAGACTTTGATAACATAAGTCATAGTATCAGCTGCACCAGATGGGTCTGTTGCAGTAACTGTAATCATGACTTTCTTTGTCTTTTCATAATCTAACGGCTCAATTACCTTAATAACACCTGCTGAATCTATTGTGAAACCTTTTTCGATTATATCATAC